TTTGAGTGCGGTCTGAATGTGCGTGGGTGTCCAGTCAACCCATGCTGTGCCTAGCGGTATCTCACGCGTATCATCTGACACGTTATTTCTGAACGCGTGTTCTTCCTGCGGCGTGCGAGCACCTGCCTTTTGGTATGTGCGTAATAACCCCAAGCATTTACTGAGCGCACTAGCATACGGTTCATAGACAGATAGTTGATCTGTGTTGTTAGCTCTGCGCATCCTTGTTAGTCGTGCGGCTACGCTTGCTTGCTCTTTTAACAGCGGCTTGATTACTTCCTGCCATGCGGCGTAATACTTTTTGCGCTCACGCTTGGCGGCGTGTTGTGCCTTGCGTTTGGTTTGCACGATACCTGCTATCTCTGCAATCAGCGGCGGCGGTAGTCCACGCGCAGTCAAACGATTCACTAATTCTCTGCGCGTCATTTGGATGTAGTGCGTCTTACCTCTGCTTTTCTTACTAGATGTAGTAGCTTTCATGTGTGTTCTCCTGTTTGTGTCCAGTATGTTGAACGTAATTCAGCGCAACTATCCACGCTATACGCTAGTGTTGGCGCGACATCTTCTGTTTTTTGTCCAGATGTCCAGCTTCTCAAGGACTCAAAGCGCCAGAAAGAATGTTGGTGATTGTTGTGGGTTTGTTTTGCTTTCTCATAATGACTTAACATTCTAAATGGACAGGCTTGTATAGGCAAGGTGATAGACAAGTGGACATATATATATAAATATCTTTTAAAAGATAGATAGATAAAGGGTTTTACCTTTGTCTACTTGCGCTGAAAAAGATCTAACAATCTGGACACGTCTTGTTCTCATATTACACGTTAGATTTTAACGTGTTAATGAAATACTCGCGCTCTGACTGCGGCAGCAAGTCCCATACAGGCTTCTCGTCAGTCACTCTATTGCGGGACACGATGTCCCGCTTCAATTGTGTTTCTTTCTCTGCTTTAAAGCCTGCACGTAGCAAGGCATCTTTGAGTTGGTCGTTACGCATGGTTAGTTCTCCTTAGCAAATGAAGTCAGGGTGGTTGGTGAGTTTCAATATCTCAGCTACATCGCGCAGTTGAGTCTGGCTTTTGGTAGTGCGAGCGCAGCGAATTAAGCCTGACATGGCGCGTGCTGCGGTGTCGTGCATGTTGTGTTGAATGTAGCGTGCGACATTTTCTATCTCGCGTATTTCTGCTTTAGTCATGATGATTCTCCTTAGATTGATTTGACGTTTGAGTAGTGCTCGGCTTGATCTTCGTAGGCCATAACGAAAGCGCAGATTGCGGTTTGCTTGAAGTCATAACGTGACATGTCACCGTAGTCGCCGTTGAGTTTGGCAGGTGGCAAACCCATTTCTTCCCTGACTTTTCGCACCGCGCCTTTAGTGGTACGGGCAAGCACTTTGAAGCGATGCGCCCAACAGTAGTTCGCTTCGCCCCCGAAAGTGTCGGTTACTTCGACGAAAAAGAAATCGGAGTGTTTGTAACTGCGATGGGTTATTAGCTTTCTCATGTGATTCTCCTGATTGACAACATTGAGATTCCGCGCAGAGGGGTGATTCCCTGCGCGGTTCGGTTGAAAGCGGGACAACGTGTCTCGCTTAGATTTGCTCCTGCAAGAACTTGATGTACTTCTTAACCTGCGCTGCGGTGTGTGACTTAGCAAAACGCTCTGCGCTTGCAAGCAAAGGGTCTTTGTCTAGCACATGGCTTGTGTTCTTAACGCCGAATCCCATACGAGCAAGGATACGGTTCTTGCGCTTCTTGATGGCTTGAAACTCTGGATGCTCAGGGTCAAAGCCTTTGACTTTCTTCTTGTGGTCAAGCGTGTCAACAATCTCGATACCAAAACGGTCGTGCGCCCAAAGCAGAATCAACTCATTGGCTTGAGCACGAGTCTTTGCACCGAGTGATTTCGCCTCACTCACGATAGCGTCAATGTCTGATTGGTCAAAGGACAGGACATCAAAGCAGTCAAACAACTGCGTGTGCTTACGTTGTGACATGGTGGTTCTCCTAGAAAAGATAAGCGGGACAACGTGTCCCGCTTGCCGTCGTTGCAGAGCAGAGTGCTCTCAAACCGACAACTATATTTTACCATACACGTTATTTTTTAACGTGTTATTCCCTAAGAGCGAACCCCACCATACCCCCACCCAAGCAAGCTCAGCAGCGAAGCGGCGTCGCCATAGATCACTATTCCCCACACGCAATCTCACTTTTGTTTCAAATTTAATAACTTCTTGCTCCGCAAAAAACACAAAAATTTCTATAAAAAATCAAATAGGAATCTGTCTAACATTTGACATGCCACAATAAAAAAAGCCCCCACCGAAGTAGGGGCCTAAAAGGGCCGTTGCCCTAAGCGAGAAAAACATCTCCGCCAAAGCGGAGAACAACATCTCCAACCACGGAGACAGCAATCATGTAAAAATTTACACAGCTGCTAAACTGAGTATATACTCCGCCCAACGTGACTGCAATGGTCAGCGCCTATGCTAGAGCATTTATTAGATGAAACTGTTTTTACTCCCGACGTTCTTGACACGCCGGTGGCTACGCCTGTCTCCAAAGCAAGCCCTGAACAACTGATGGACGCACAAGTTGAAACGGCTAAATGGCTTGAAGAACTGGGCGCGGTATCCGACGAGGACATAACGGACCAAATTCAGGAAGACAGCGCTAGACAAGCTTTCGCTGTGCTAACCCAAGACCAAGACCCCAAAGCTAAAAAAACGGCGTTAACGAAAGTGACTACGCCAGAAGCGGTAAAGCATCTTGTTGGAATGTTAACTGCCTACGACTGGCACTTTGTTGAACAAGCCAAAGAAATCAGAGGCTATGCGGTAGCGCAGTTGGTAGAGGAAACAAAACACCCTGATGCCAAGATACGCCTACGTGCGCTTGAGCTGCTGGGTAAAGTTACAGAGGTAGCGTTATTTACTGACCGGATAGAAGTTAAAAAATCTGACCTGTCGGACTCTGAACTGGATAGTCGCATTAAAGAAAAACTGGAACGCATGGCAAAGATTGTGGATATCACTGACGTGACATACGTAGAGGAAATACCGAAGGCCGACGATGAACCTGAACCAGCATGAAATCGCAGCGCTCAACAAGATACTACCTACGCTCTCAGCGCAGGAGAAAGCAGAACTGCTGTCTGATCTTGAGGAGAGGGCGAATCGTGCGGGTAAGAAAGCTGCTCAAGATTCAGTACTTGGGTTTGCGACACAGGTTTATCCGGGCTTTAAGATTGGCCCCCATCACAGGAAGCTAGCCAAAATTTTCCAAGACGTGATTGATGGCAAGAAAAAACGCGTGATTATCAACATAGCTCCTCGTATGGGTAAGTCAGAGTTCTCCTCCTACCTGTTCCCCGCCTACTTCCTTGGCAAATACCCCGAGAAAAAAATCATCATGGGCACGCACACCGCGGGTCTATCTGAGGATTTTGGTCGTCGCGTGCGAAATTTGCTGGAGTCTGAGGAATACGCAGACATTTTTCCCAAAACTAGGGTAGCTGACGACCAAAAAGCAGCCGGTAAGTGGTCAACCAGCGCGGGAGGCCAGTACTACGCAGCCGGTGTGGGTGGTGCGTTGGCTGGTCGTGGTGCAGATTTGTTTGTAATTGACGACCCGCACTCAGAACAGGACATGAAAGCCAACAGTCGCGGTGCATTTGATGCCGCATGGGCGTGGTTCCAGCAAGGTCCGCTGCAACGTCTGATGCCAAACGGCGCAATTATCGTAATCATGACGCGTTGGAGCATGGTTGACCTGACCGGACGCTTGATTGACTACCAAATCAAGAACCCAAACGCGGATATGTGGGAAATTGTGGAGTTGCCTGCGATATTTAACGAGGGAACGCCGGAAGAGAAGTCATTGTGGCCTGAGCAGTGGCCGTTGGAGATGTTGAAGTCTAAAAAAGCCAACTTAGACCCGCGATTTTGGAACGCGCAGTACATGCAGAACCCCACATCGGACGTGTCAGCCATTATTGGGCGCGGTTCGTGGAAAATTTGGGAAGAAGATGAGCCGCCAGAGTGCAGTTATGTCATTCAGAGCTGGGATACGGCGCATGAATCCAAAACATCAGCCGACTATAGCGCTTGTACTACGTGGGGCGTCTGGTATAACGACGAGGACAACGGCGCACCTAACTTAATTCTGTTGGATGCGTTCAAAGACCGGATGCAGTTCCCTGAATTAAAGGCAACTGCCTTGAAACACTACAAGGAGTGGGAGCCAGATGCGTTCATTGTGGAGAAAAAGGCAGCAGGCGCACCACTTATCCAAGAACTCAGAGCAATGGGCATCCCCGTCGATGAGTTCACCCCCAGCCGAGGCCGAGTCAAAGGTTCTACAGACAAAACCGCCCGTCTTAACGCTGTTGCCGACTTCTTCCACAGCGGCAAAGTGTGGGCACCAGACACACGATGGGCAAGAGAAGTAATTGAAGAGGTTGCAGCCTTCCCTGTGGGGGAGCATGACGACTATGTTGATACGGTGTCCCAAGCGCTGCTGCGCTATCGCCAAGGCGGCTTCATTAGTCTGCCAAGCGACTACGAGGATGAACCGCAATTTTTTAAACGCAAGACACACGCATATTATTAAGGACGCACCATGTCGATAGATAAAGCCCTATACGCAGCCCCTTTGGGCATGCCAGCCGACGCAGAAGACGATGGCATAGAGATCGAGATTGAAGACCCAGAGGCCGTACGTATTAAAGCTGGCGACTTGGAAATTGAAATTGAGCCGGGCGAAGAAGGGGAAGAAGACTTCAACGCCAACCTTGCTGAAGAAATGGAAGAGAGCGAGTTGCAATCGCTTGTGTCTGAGATTTTGGATGATGTGCGTAACGATCTGTCTTCACGCAAAGATTGGGAAGACACCTATAAAGAAGGCTTGACGCTGTTAGGTTTGAAGTACGACGAGCGTACGGAGCCGTGGGCAGGTGCGTGTGGCGTGTTCCACCCTATGATTACTGAAGCCGTTGTGCGCTTCCAATCAGAAACAATTACAGAAACATTTCCAGCCAAAGGTCCAACAAAAGCCAAAATCATTGGTAAAGAAACGCCAGCTAAAAAAGAAATTGCAGAACGCGTGCAAGACGACATGAACTACGAATTGACTGAAGTCATGAAAGAGTTTCGTCCTGAACATGAGCGCATGTTGTTCTCTTTGCCAGCCATCGGCTCCGCATTTAAAAAGGTGTACAAGGACCCCACACTAGGTCGCCAAACATCAGTCTACGTATCAGCAGAAGACATCATCCTGCCGTATGGCACGACAGAACTACAAACGTGTTTCCGCCTTACGCATCGCATGCGCAAGACTGAGA